AACTAGTGAGGTTCCCCGTTATAACACCTGTTGTGTTATCTGTGATGCTAGAGCAATTAAAGCTATCATTAATAGCTATTGTGCCTGTTCCGTTTGCGTTCCACCAAGCCTTAGCCGCCCCATTGACGACATACTCAGTGCCTACGGATGTTGTGCCATCAGAGATGTTTGATACGACTAGATTGCTCATGCTAGGTCTCCGTGGAATTTACTGTCAACACCCTGATCGTCTGTTAAAGCACCTGTATCTGTTCTAAAAGATACAATACTTACGCTGCCAGACGCAGGTTGGTAGTTGACACTTCTGTTAGATATATCCGCATCTGTTAAATTAAAACGACTAGACCCAGATGAAGCATATAAAGCATTTGCTAGTGCGTTAGAAAATGATGCTGAAAACCTGCCAACTGCATTATCAGTGATGCTAGAAATGTTATGGCTGTCCGCTATAGATGCTGTCGAAAAGTTTAGGTTACACCAAGCCGCCGCAACCCCTGAGACTGCACGTGACGCCGCTTCGCCTGTGGCTTTGATGTTGGAGATTACTATGGTACTCATGCTAGGTCTCCGTGGAATATTGCGCCATTGGTTTGAACATCGTAGGCCGTTCCGTTATCACCAACAGCAATTAATCTTAATGCAGAAGCAGAAGGTGCAGTCGCATTGTCGTTTGCACGATTAAAACAGTTTGAACCACCGCCTTGACGACCAGAAATTGCGCCAACTCCGTAAGTGCTGTAATTAAAAGAAGCAGTAAAAGTTAAAGTTGCGTCACCAGTTCCTTGATCTGTTAGTGAAGATATATTGTCACTATTTTGAATTGCTGCTGTAGACCGCATGTCATAGTTCGCCCAAGCCTTCGCAGCACTCTGCTTCGTAAGCGTAATCGGCCCAGTACCAGCCGCATCACTAATTGTTGTGGCCCTTATTTCTGACATGGTACAAACTCCCCATACAATTTATCGCCAGCCATTAGCCAAGCATTGTGTGCTTCATCTGCTGTGTCAAACGTCCCTAAGTATGTTCGATTTCTGTCTTTTGATATAGACGCAGCAAACTTATCGCCACGATAGTATACACCAAGAGGAAGCCCATTATCTCTAGCTTTCTTTCTTGTGTTAAATCTATTTTGACTTCTTGATGCTAACCGTAGGTTTTCTAAACTATTATCTAGCGGGTTTAGGTTTATGTGATCAATATCACAGTCGGGGTACTCACCGTAAACAACAAACCATTTTACACGATGTAATAACAGTGTTTTTCGTGGCTTGACATTAATCTTAACACAGTAATAACCAGTGCCATTTATATATGCGGAAACTTTATCGCCAGCTTTTACGCCACGACCACCATCTCTAGCCCAAACAAGCTCATCATCTACAACAGCAAATGCAGAGTTAATCCAATCTTTTACGTCATCAGATAAATTAAACAATGCTCAAGTTCCCCCCTGATGTGACGGTGAGAGTGACGCCAGAAGCTACTGTGAGAGGCCCAACTGCAAGTGCATTCTCAGTTGCGTCTATAGTGACATTGGTATCTAGCTGTTGTTCATGCACTCTAAAGATGTCACCACTCGCCGCCGCTGGCCCAAGTGTTCCACGTTCACCTTTATATCTGCCGCCACCGACCGCAGTGCTAAGGTCAACCGCCGTAAACATAACTATGTCAATGATGTCACTCGCCGCTGCACCTGTCGTAAGGACAACAGTTGAGCCGTTGGTTGCAGTGAAGTCGGTGCCATCAACCAACTTGACGCCATTCATGTACACGTCAACAAACCCAGCCGTGTAGCCAGCCGTGTTGAACGTAGTCTGTGACGCAGTGGCTACAAACGTCTGCCGTGTCTGGGTTGCCTGTGGCGTGGGTATTGTGCCGATGTAGCCTGACATTAGTTATACCTCTTGCGCTGCTATGTGTGCAGCATAAGCATCCTTAACCGCTTGTGTGTGTACTGCCGCACAAATGGCTTGAACCTGTGAGCTTTCACCTGTGATGTCTGCATCTGGTGCAACAACATGACGTGAGAAGGAACGGCTGATCTCTACACCGTCACGCTTGATGACCGTGGCTGTACGCACCTGAACGTGCTTGAAGTCGCCTACGATCTCTATTTTGTCTTGTACTGTTTCTTCTGAAAGTGCCATTTTTATCTCCTTTATGGCTTGGACTGACTACCCTGTGATCCAACAGGGGTGGTTATGCGTCTGTCATGTAAGTAAATGATCCCAGAACCCTAAAACTGTTACCAAGCGAACTGACTTGAAGACCACCGCTACTTCCATTTGTTGTACTTGCTCTATTGTCAAGAAACTCAAATCTAAAGTGTCCGTAATTTGGGTTCAGCCTTACTGCGATATTGTTTCTGTCTGAAGGCATATCTACACCAATTATTTCTATTTGAGCTGCACCATACGAATTAGATGCTGTAGAAGTTTGAAAAGGAATGCCTGTTACTTTAACTGCTCCAGAGCCACCAGATACAGCAGAGCAGTTCAAAAACATTTGTATGTGAACCATTCTGCCAATTTTAGTGTAGTAACCTGTTTGAGAGGTATAAGTTACGGTTGGGTCGGTAGTCGCACCCCCAACAGCAGGCGTCCAAGTCCCCTCCTCATAGTCATCCAGCTTATTAGCCGACCCAGTGCCGCCAAGGTAGACACCGCCAGAGGTTACAATATCGCCAGTTACATCTAAGGCTTGGGTGGGGGCTGCATTCCCAATGCCAACCCGATTGTTTGTACTGTCAACGTAAAGCGTATTGGTGTCTACGGTCAGATCACCGCCGACTGTGCTATCTCCACCAACGCTTGCAGCGGTTGTGCTGAGGAGAACAGCTTTTGTGCCTAAGTAACCACTCATTAGGTTTGCTCCAAGATACTCAGGATAACATCTGTTGCGCCAGAGGATGAGACTTTAAGGATGTCTGTCGCTTCCATCACGATCTTACCGTCTAACACAGACAGAGATGAATTAGCTGGAATAGGTACTGAAGTCACAATCTCAACGTCTTGGTTTGCTTCGTCGTTGTTACCTGCACGACCAGCCGTGTCAGACGACAGAGTGACAGTAGCTGTAATTTGCGATGACGTTGTGTTGCCTAAGACCAGACCTATGATAATCGTGGTTGTGGACCCTGCAACCGTGTAAATGTCGTCAAGCGTTGTGACCCCTGCCTTGGTTACAACTTTAAATGTATTTGCCATCGTATCTCACCCCAAAGCTATTGCAAGGGCCACGCTGGTCCCAGCCGGTTCAAAATCAGTCGTTGCAGAAGTCGCCGCAGACCCAAGCCCCAACGTAGTTCGCGCCGCAGACGCATCCGCGTCATCAATTAAGGACGCGCCAAACGTACTGATCGTACTACTTTCTACCTTATCTGAGTTCAGATTGGTGAAGTTCGCATCGACCTCTGCGTGCGTAAGCGGGCTACCCTTGCCTGATCTCGTGACTATCGTGGACATCAGTCAAGTCTCACTTTTAAGTTGCCCGCGCTAATCCTAAACACATCTCCCGTTTCAATAGTTTTAGGCAGAGCCGTGGAAAAGTCACTTGGATCAGTAAGCTGCGCCCAAGCCAAGCGGTTTCCACCAGAGCTTGCGTCATAAACAGCCGCGTAACTCACAGTACCCCAGCTTGCCGTAGCCGCTGGAAATTCTATGGCTGCGCTTGTAGCCGCCTCAGTTGGATTTGTGCCAGACACACTAAACGATGCGCTTTGCCGCGCATAACCGCTGCCGCTGACCTCAGTGCCAGCCGAAGCATCTGTATCGGCGCTTGTATGAAGCCCAACGTAAATAGTCGTCGGGCTTGTGTAGGACGTGTTCGTAAACACATGCTTTAGTAGTGCATCTTCAAGATAGTCGGTAAAGCTCATCAGTAGCTCCTTATTTTCATACGCAACCCAGCGCCGCCATATTTAGCCTGATTGCTTTCTTCATTTATCGCCTGCACCGCTGCAGCATACAGAGACGCCCAAGTCGTAATACGTTGATCCTCAGCCAAATAGGGCGCGGAGTGTATCAAAGAACCATACAAATAAGCATCAGGAAAATACGTCAGAAGCCAATTATTTGTATTGCTATCGCTTAATGCAGAAATCCGCGAATAATAATAAAGCTCTAAGCTATAGGTCGCATCAGGCGTGGGGTATAGTTCTATTTCACCTTGCGTAAATGCATAAAACGCAGGCTTTCCAGACGTGTCCAAACTCGCCTCGCGGCGCTGCCTTAGCTGATGATGACTAATAAGCTCAACAGGGCGATAATCACCTGTTTCAATGTGCAATCTTATCGGCTCAAGAAAGTCTGCAGGTATTGCACTATACTGACCGTCAACCTCAGCAGACGCCCTATTCTCCATGCGCCAATGCCTAATTTTTCTATTAAAGTCAGTTTCAGCCAACTTAATAAAATCAGGTATTACAGACGTTAAATCATCGCGGTTTAGAAAGTCCGCGATGCTCGATTTAAGCTCTGCAAATGTAGATAACGCCATTTAACAATCCCACCTTCTGCGTGCCGCTTTGCCCCGCTCACCCGTCCAACCCTGAGAACGCGCACAAAACGATTTTTTACGCGCCGCGTCTTTCTTGGTCTTAGGGTTAGGGGCAGGCGGCTTTAGCTTACTACCCGTTGCCTTATTATACTTTGCTCGGCCCTTTGCTGTCAGGCCAGCACCCTTGCTGACTGGCAACTTTTCGCCACGACCCACACTTAAATTCGGCCCAGATTTGCGCTTGGTAGGCAAGGCTAACCTCTACCCTCTTTTGCCATCATAAAGCTCAAATAAGCCTCATATTGACGCTGCAAGTTGCGCTCGCCACTGCGCCCCGTATATAGCACTTCAAACGTCTTTGGATCGACTTGCCTTGCCATAAACTGCATAAACAACGGGTCTTGCGTAGGATCAGCGTAGCGCTGCACGGGTGCTTGCGGCATACCCGCCGCTGGCCCTTCTGGGCGAACCATCTGTGTCGGCGCTGCAGGCATACCTGCCGCTAACCCCTCTGGGCGCACCATGCTTGGCAAAGCCCTCGGCATACCCGCCGCTGACCCTTCTGGGCGAACCATCTGCGCAAGATTAGGCGGCAGAAGAGCCAAGTAATCTTGATTGGTCATCTCTGGGTCGTCAGGGTAAACAGGGCCGCCTTGAAACATTCTATTCAGTTTAAACTCTGCGCGGATACGCGGGTCTGCGTCAAGAACGTCCGTAGGCCGCCTTTGATAACTCTCAGCACGGTCAAAAATGTCACCTATAAAATCTTCTGCGTAATTCATCGGTAGGGGAGCTGTTTCTCTAAAGCCGCCGCCAACAGAATATGGATTAACATAAGTCTCAGGAGCAGCAGGGGTTGCCATCAGACCATAAGCATCAATTGGCTCAACATTATTGCGAGACACCATCTCAGGTCTTGCACGCGGCCTTAAAGTCATTCCACCGTTCGCAGACCTAGCATCCGTAGCAATGCGCTCCACACGATCTTGTGCT